GAAGTTCCAGTCTTATTCCAGAAAACTAATTGCTCTGAGCCATTTACATATAATCCCCAACCAGTTGAATCGTTGGTAAAAGGATTAGTTGAATTTGACTTATTAAATCTTAAAAGACCAAGTTTTAAATTGATATTCTTCGGACTTGAATAAGTATTTCCTTTTATAGTTGCCATATTTGTGTAAGGGAGAGTTGGATAGAATATTTGCTTTATCGCATCACCCACTATTAGCTCTCCCTGTTAGTTAAACTAAATTAAACTTACGTGGTTACGCTATCTCCAGCTGAGAAAATCCAGCATCTTGCTACGTCATTAAATCCCTGTTGGAATATTGTGTGTCCTGGGAATTGCATCTCACGAGTCTTAACAACTACATTAACTGGGTCTAAGTTATTACTCTCAGACTCAATGTGTTGGAATCCATACTCATCAGTTAAAGCCTTTGAACTATCAAACATAGACCAATGAGCATCTGAAGTTAAATAGTCAAGCTCAATAATCTTAAATGCTGGTACACCAGTACCGTCATTATCATTACTTTCAGCAATCTTACCACTCTTAATAGCACCAAGGATTTCCTTAGCCTTAAAAGCTACACTTGAACCCTTTTTACAAACAAGAGTGTCAAGGTCAGCAGGCATAGGATTACCACGAGGATCTACAAATAAAGAAGCAGTCCTGATAGCAGCCTTATAACCAGCGTAGTCAAAAGGTAAAGAGTAAGTAGTTCCATCATAGCAGATATTATTCATTGAAGTACCACCATCTTCCCTAGTATGTGCTGTACTTGCAGGTTCTAAAGAATCACCACCTGAATTAGCTATTGTTGTGGTCTTACCTGCACCTGTGTGTGACCAAGTAGAGTCAAAACAATTAGTAAGTCTTTCAGCAGCCAATCTTTCTTTCTTTCTATTCAAAGCATTTAAGATTTGGGTAGAAATGTTTGTTAAAGCACGTTTCTTGATACCAAATTTCCAAACCATATAAGAATACGGTACAAGTATATCAACAGATTGCTGAGTATAACTTGCATCAAATCCCTGAATAGGGGCATCTTCCATAATCTCTGCATTCTCAGCAGTAAATTCGGCTTCATATAGCCCACTCAATGAAGAGTCTTTTTCGTATAAGTCGGTTGTAGTTCTAAAGTTAAAATACTTTTTGAACTGTGGTTTTAACTTTTCAGCTTCCTTTTTGAAAATCTTTTGGATAGCTTTATTAGTTAAATCAACGGCTGAACCGAGTACGAAAGGAGTGTTAGTCATCATATATTTCAATATTAATTATTAAAGGATTAATCTCCTAATGAACCGGTTACAAATTCACCAACAATCTTGCCAGTAGTTGTAATCGCAGTTTGCATAAACAAGCCAGTATCTCCAGGCACGTCTGTACCAGAGTTATCTATGGTTTGTCCAGCTCCCCAAACCATACGCATATAGTTATCACCTGCGTCAATTGTGTTTAGTGCATCGACCTCATACACGTCACCAACTATAATCTTTTGTAGTAAAACTACGGTATCGCTAGTAGTTGTTGCTTTCGTAACAACACCTGCTAGGTTATCTATTTCTGAAGCGGCTGAAGCTGTAATTACGATAGAATTAGTCCTATCATAAACTAGCAAATCACCAACAGAAAAAGCGGTAGCAGAAATATCTCTTTCAATCATTCCTCTATCACTTCCTTTTATTCTTTTGAAACTCATATAGGTATCTCAACAAAAAAAGACATACAAAAATGTCTTCTTATGTACATTAAAGTTATTAGTTATATCTATTTTAAGTCATCATCATCAAACCCTACAAACTTAACACCATCGGCTTCAGTTACTTGGCTTGATTTCTTTGACTCTGTAATAGACTTGTTTCCACCAGCGTGAGATACACTTTTTATCTTCTGATTTTGAGCTTTGATTTTATTTTCGGTGTTTTCAACCTTGGCTTCGCCAAACTCCTCTTTAACGTCCCTATCTACTTTGGTGTAGATTGCTTTTAATTGGGAAGGAGTTTTACCATTTAGATTGTAATCACTTTTAATAACCTCTATGAATTTACCCCAACGCAAATCATCTTTGTCGTTCTTGGGCGAATACTCTTGGTGTTCTTCAACGAACTTATCAAGTTCTTGATTAATCTTATCCTGATAGGTTTGTGTTTCGTTTACAAATCCCATCGCTGGAGCTAATACACCAATAAGCTTCTTAGAGCTCTCAATTTCTTCTTCAGAATACCCTGCTTCAAGTAATGAACTTACATCTAGTTTTTTCTCAGGCATCTTAGTCTTTTTGAATATTCCAGACTTAGACAATTCCCTGTTATCGTGTCGTAATCGTTCCACCTCTTTACGCAAAGCATACTCACGAGGAGTTTCCCCCTCCACTGGTTTCGGTTCTTTTTTTAAAGGTTCAACAGGAACGTCTGCCGGTTCTTGTGGATCTTCAGGCTCAGGAGTTTCAAGTTCCTCTTCAGGCTCTTGTCCTTCTGTTTCCTTTTTATCCTCTAAATCGGTATCTATTTCTGCTTCCTTACCAGCGGAAGATTCTGGCTCTTGGTCAAGACTTTTGGCATCTTCGGGTGTAACAACATCATCGTTACCATCGTCAATCTCCTCATCTTGAACATTTACTTCACGTTTATCTTCATTCATATAGTTTTACTTTTATTATTTACTCCCTAAAGAGAGGGAGGAATTATATATTAATTTGTATATGACTTTATTCCACTAGCAACCACATCAGAGCAGATAGGTTAATTGGCTCAATCTTTACATCTCCTAGAGCCTTAACACTAATCACAGGAACATCTACATCAACATCTACGTCTAATATACTAGCCATCTTCTCATTAAAATCCTTAGCCTTCTCAGGTTCAAAGTTAAAGTTACCAGTTTCTTTACCCTTTTCCTTTACTGGTGTTCCTAATTCTTGAACTAACTTGTTGCGTTCTGCTTCATAAGCTTCAAGAGTAGGGGCTATATTCTTTAAGAATAAAGAAATCTTAAAGCTTTCAAATACTGGAAGCTTCTGATTGCTTAACTCTTTAAGAGCATTAATACCCTCAACTATCTCTCTTAACTTAACTTTCTTGTTTACTGATTGATTTTTAGCTTCTTGTTTTTTATCCATACGATTATTTTACGCCTAAAACGTGGGCGATTTATTAATTAATTATTTCTTAGCCTTTTTAACTACGGGTTTCTTAGCCTTTACAACAGGTGCTACTTCTTTTATCACTTTAACATCAGGAAAGATGTCATTTAAGTGTTGAATGGCTGATTTTTTGTCATTAAACTCTTTTAATACAGAGTTATTGCCATCTTGACAGATTGAAATTTTGATTTCCATACTTTTATTATATTATTATTTAGTTACTACATTACGATTATACTTAAGATTTTTTGCGACAAGTTTACACCAGTCGGCTATCCCGCCCTCAATATTACCAGCTACTAATACCTTATTCCTCTTATCAATCTTGTAATACGTTAGGTGAGCTTCACTTGCGTTGCTAAACTTTAAAGGAACGTCAATGGTGAACTCAATGTTATTATCAAAGCTAAGCTCAGCCTTAAACCCGTCTTTAGGGTCAAAATACTCCTCAAATATCACTTGATAGTTAGGAGGTAAGACTTTAACTGCGTTACCATCTTCTTGTGCGCCACCTTCTTCTACATTAATCACTTCAGTAGTTTTAACCTCTTGTGGTATTCCGACAGAGGCTAGTGGTGGTGTCTGAGCATCAATTAACTTATTGACTAACTCTAACACTTCTTCTTTAAATTCTCCTAGTTCTTTTTTTAAGCCTAGAACTGTTGGCTTTTTGTCATTTTCCATAGTTTTACTTTTGTTTTAACGCCTTAAAGATAGGCGATTTATTTATTATCTTTTAGCTTTGATTTTGAAGCTATTGATTTTATCGGCTATTTCCTCGGCGACAGGGAAATCTATCTCTACTGTTATTATCTCTCCCTCCTTTAAGTCCTTTTTAGCCTTTATGTTAAGCTGTCGTCTAACAGTTCGCATCTTTTTATTACTAATCACAACCATATTGTCTGTCTGTTTAGGTAATCCGTAGAGCATTATGATTTGATAAAGGAAATCACGAGTAAACTCCATTGTTAATCCCTTAGAACTAAACCTGAAGCGACTATTACTCTTATCGCCTGGGGCTTCTTTACCCTCTACTGTTATTCCATCTACTTCTGATAATAGTTTGTATTTGTGTTCTATCATACTATTTAATATATATAGTTTTATAAGCAATAAGAAATGAGTAATAAGGAAGTTTTAGCCAAAATGATAATTCATTATGGTGTCCCTCCATAAAACTATAACTACTTTTTATTGACCACATATACATTTTTATAAATTTTATCATACAATTATACTTGTTTAGCCGCAGCCAATAGCTCCGACATTAGACGTTGAATATTATCTTTTCCCCCTTCACTAAATGATAATTGCCACATAGTTTCAAACTCATTCTCCCTTTTAATAGAAGTTTCAACAAAATGTTCCATTAAGTAGGTCTTTACAGCAGTATTAACACTAGCCCATCTTGGGTCTTTCATTAATGTTTGAAGGTTTTTTTTATCCTGTTGATTTAACGTCATATTTATCTTGCTTTACCCAACTCACTAGTTGTTTTTCTTAATTGATTGCTTACTTCATTTTGAGGGACTACTGTGTTGGCACTCATCTGTCCTGGTCTTGTCTGTGAGCCACCAGACGCCCCTTCCTTGGCTTTTTCTTCCATAGTCGCCTTATCGGTCATTAATGGCTCTTGAGCTTGCTGTTGGGCTTGCTGTGCCTGTAATGCTTGGTCTATTAACTTAGGGTTTTCTAACATCTCAACTATATCACTAGGCAACCAACCCTCAGGCTCTTCATCTTCTATCTCAAGGACTTGAACGATAGGTTTAGCCAAATCAACTGCTCCCCTTATATCTCCTAGTTGTTTCATTTGTAAAATTGCTTGTATTGAAGGGAATACTAGATTATAAAGCTCTAGTTTCCTTTGTTTCTCTAACTCCTGAGAAGAAGCGACTAACGACTGGACATCTACGACTATTCTTCCTTCCCATTTAACAGGGCGACCAGACATTTCAATATATCTATCTTCGGGGTTTTCAATTAAGTTTCCTTCTCTATCCTGTTCTATTCCAAGGTCTAGGGTCTGGGAGTATTGGGCTTGTATCTTACCATTATCACTAGTATCAAACTTAGTAGCTTGGACATTATTCTCTGCTTCGTAGTCTGCCATTTCCTTCTCACTAACAAACTCCTTAAGCTCAGGCACAGAATAGACTTGATTAGCCCAAGAAAGGAATAGGTATGCTTCATTCTCTAAGGTTTTAGCTATATTCTTTAGGGGAACGCTTAAACGCTTTAAGGCTGCGTCTTTGGCGTGAATAACCTCTCCTAAAGTCTTGCCTTGAACCTCACCTTGTAATGTAGGGGTAATGCCTGTATTGTCATCCATTCTTTCCTTTAAACTCTGTATCATTTCAGGCGCTCTTGTATTATATTGTATTTTAATCTGGTCAACCGTAGTTCCCGGTAGCTTTTGTTGTATCTTATTAGGAGATATTGTAATACTTCCATCACCCTGTGCTGGTGTGCCTGTATAGAATAACATTGGATATACTGCCATTGTTACTTGGTCTTGATCCATATTCGTAAATCTATCATACATCACCTTATTGTTCTTAATAAGCTCAAACAACCCTATACCATAAGGGGTGCGAGGGTCACGAATAGTCCAACAATTCCACCAACAACTAAGTTTCCCATCATCATTAGGGAGTGGGGAGTGATAAAGTAATATGTCTTGGTAAGGAATGGTTATTGTATAAAGGTCTTTGTCTTTACCCTCGTAAAACCCAACCGTAACCACATCATCTCGCTTGTTATCTTCGTCACCATCATTCTCTCCATCTTCAGACTTTACAGGTGCGCCATATTTAACAGCATCTACATTAGAGTATTGACCAAACTCTGTGAGGAATAGGTCTTTAGAGTAATCTTTCTCATAATACCAATCACGACAGGAGTAAGGGTCGGTTAGGTTAGTCATATCATCAATCCAAGTTCGGAATGGGTCTAACTTCTCTCTTATAATGTCATTAAATTCGGTTATCTCTACTTTCTTATACTTATTATTCTCAGGGTTCTCAGTATCAAGCTCGGTAAGTATCTCTTTCTCGTGTCTTATAATTCTTGGGTATGTTCGCCCAATAGCCCAACCATACTTAGCTAGATCAAAGATAAACATCTTAATAGCCTCTTTAGTGTTACCTATCTCCCAACCACGCTTCCATATTGCCTTAGCCATATCGGTGCTTCCTTCATACTTCTCTAAAATAGGCTTAAAGGTAGCAGTAGGGTTTTGGTCAAGCAGGATAGATAAAGCAGTTTGTATCTTAACGTATAGGGTAGGTTCAGATACACTTGAACGCCAATCACTATCATCACTTATTCCGGTGACAAGTCTTGAACCTCTTAAGCCTGTTGTTTCATCTTGAACGAATACAGAGCTTTTACTTCCTTTCTTTTCATTTAAGTTCCTGGGTTGGTATTCTATATCAGCGTCTTTCATTATCTGAGTAAAGTCTATATCTCCTAAGATATTCTTTTTGGTTTCTTTTAAGACGTCGACCCTATCCTTAACATATTCTAAAATATCAATCTCCTTTTGTGAGGGGTTGTAGGCTTCAGGCTCTTTGTTTTTTTCTTTTATATTCATATTTTATAGGGGCTAACAATATATTTACTGACACTAAACCTTAACAATGAGTGTTCTTTATTAAGTTCCTTAGCTTCTTCTAAGGCTTTTTTTCTCTCAGCGTATATCTTGGCTTGTCTTGTGTTAATATCTATGGCTAAAACCTTATCCATACTGGGCATTATAACATTAACACCCCATAGACAGTCTTTTTTAATTGGCTTTTGTTTATTCATAACTTGGTTTATAATAATATATTAATACTAGCAATAATCCAGCCACAATAGCTCCGATTGATATTCCTGTGTGAGCTGACAACCACATTGGTAATATGTAAATTATTTCCATACTTATAAATAATCATTTTGACTTATCCCTTTATTATTCTTATCGCCATACTTTCTCTCCAGTCTTTGACGTGTAAGCTCTAGATTCGTTTGTGGAATAGCAACAGGGGCTTGAAACTCTATCGGGGCATTGTGTCGTATCTGTAAAGCAATAGCAGTAGCCATAACCTCATCATCGTGTCGCCCTGACATAGCTTCAGGTTTGCCGTTTACTCCTCTTACAAACGTCATACACTCTCTTAGGAAATCAGCATTAGTCCAACAATCAGGTATTGTGTTTAGGCAGGACTTTAGCTCAACCAGTATATTATCCCTGCTTCTCACGTCTGTTCTAAATCCTAGCTTACGTTTCATTGAATGGGCTATATCATCCATTTCTTCCCTATAGTATATGTTAGGATAAGCCATTTTAAAGAGTTCTGAATTTACCCATAGTCCGTCTTTATTGACCTCTATCCCCATATAAGCGAAGTTATACCACTTGCCTAGGGCATAAGCTACCTTAGCTAACTCATCAGGTGGGACGTGGCTTTTATAACGAGCTACACACTTAAGGGTTTTATTATCTAACACCTCAAGCACTTGGTAATCTCCACTCTCTAAGCCCTCAGCAGTATCTCCTCCTATCACATAAGATTGGTATTGACCGGGCTTCTCCCATATTGTTAAATCTCCATCACATTTTTCAAATACTGGGTTATTATCTACCAGTCTTATATCTCCAACCTCTATCGGATCGGGGCATCGTGCTATATATTCTTTAATCTTCTCGTTATCAAAATATGGTAAACCTGAACTAATAAAAGCTTCGTCAGGTGTGGTTGGATATTCTTGGTGTAGTTTACTCCAGTCTTTCTTAAGTGAGAGCCACTTAGAATAGTAATAAGTAATCTCTAAATCTGATAAGTTATGAAGTTTCTGATAATTACCAAACTTCTTGCTTTCTTCCATTTGAGTAGTAGGGATTATACACTCAATCTTTGAAATATCCTCTTTATCCCATTGCCAGTTGTAAAAATGTGCTTTGAACTCAGTATTAAGTGGCTCTCGCTTTCTACTCCAAGCTTCCCAGAATATATCGTAAAAGTGTCCTCCCATTCCCTCGGCTGTGCTTTCTATATCTATTCTTCCGTCTTGGGGGACTGAAGGGATTGTTCCTGTAATGATTTCATCAGCCTTACTTGGGTATTTAGCACATAACTTAGCGAACTCTGATATATGAACCCTGTTATGCGTTCCTGAACGACCTGAGTTGCTTACCGTCATCTGAGAGTAGTTATTCTCTCCTAAATCAAACTTAAGCTTATTGGCGGTGCTAGTATCTACTTTCCATAGTGTGGCTAATTCTTTGTTAAAATTCTTCCAAGCTAAATCTACCTTCTTATCAAATATCTCAATAGCATCTTCCTTGGTGTGAGCTATGAATAGATCTGAAAAGTTTTTAACGAATAGTGTATCATCAAGTGAGTCTATTGCTTCGTATGTTGTGAACCCAAGCTGTCGGCTTTTAAGGATTACATTCCTAGTGTGTTTGTTATTATTAAAGTCTTGTTGTGCTGTATTCTTTTTAAAAACTATCCTCTTAGTATTTTTATCAACTATCGTATATAAATGTTCCACCCTCCATTCTTTATCTTTTAAGCGGTGCATATTATTCTAACTCATCTAACACTTTATTTATATTTAATGACCCGGTTATATCTACACTATTCTTAATCGTCTTAGGCAATATGGATAACACAAGCTTCTCCTCATACTCTGTAAGCTCTTCACCAGCCATTACCTTAGCATTGACTTTCTCCCATAGCTTATTAATAGCATTAGTTTTGTGGTATTCGTCATAAGCATTCTTACGACCGCTAACACCTTTCTTTCCTTTAAAATTGGCAGGTACTTTACCCATATAGTGATAAAACTGATTATTAAACTAATGTTACATTAAATATTGTATGCTACTAGGCCTTTAACTCCTTGAATACCTTATTAGTATTCTAAAGCTCTAATAATATGTTCATATAGATATTCCCTCCTGCTAGCCATACTATTTCTAGTATCTCCTTTACCTAAATGCTGTCTGCTAGTGTAATAACAAATAGGTTTCCCTATCTGAAGGAGTTCCACTAACTTCCAGCACTCAAGTTTTATTTGGCTTCATTGTGGGCATTATGTAATTGGCTAATATACTAATTCAAGTCGAGGGTCGTCAGGCCTAAGACGTTGCCCTCGCATTTATATCAGTACACTAGCTTGAAGATAAGTTTTTTTTCAATGCCTTACCTTAAACGCATTGTCTATATTGCTTATCTAATTACCTACTAGTGGTTAGACAAATAGTCCTCAGCTTCATACGTACTTAGCCGAAGCTCAGAGGGAAGAGTTATAACCCTCACTATTTATCCACCCATTAATGTGTAATTACTGCTTATTAAAATATTCTTCTTCCTCTAATTCTTCTTTAGATAGCTTAAATTTGAACTTCTTAGTCCTTCTATCAGCTTTTTTATTGGCTTCTCGTATCATTTTGTTTTTATCCCTGTTAGTCATAAGCTCTTTTGCGTTTGTCCTGCTCATATTATTTTTATTGTTTTATGAACACGTTGGGAGATACACAGTCGTAACCAGATATTCCTTTAGTGTTATTTGTTTGATCCACTACGGTAGTTTGTTTTTAAAAATCTTTTACAAAGTGTTTAATCTTTTGTAAAAGTATACAGGACATCCTCCATTAACTATTTTAAGTTAATACGAGCAAACAAATGAAAAAGAGCATAAAAAAAAAGACACAAAAGCTAGAGGATAGTCGTGACCGTCCTTAAGTGGTGACCTAATACCAAGACTACTAATCTTACGTCCTTAATCATACTCACTAAAACTTATGTACCTTATGTAGGTATTTTAGCAAATTTAAGGTAAAAGTCAATACTAT